GGGAAATTCTTGTCGACCACGAGGCGGAATCCGAGCGGCGACCCCGCAACGCTGCCCGGGTTCATCCCCGGGAACATGGGCGTTCCGTTGGTAATCGTGACGCCGCCGAGATTTCCCCACACATCGGGCGAAACCCAAAGCGTGTCGGGCAGGGCGTTAACGGCGGTAAGCGTGTCCGCCGCCGCGCCGAACATGGCGCCGTAGATAACGTCGGGGTCCCATGACGCAATCGGCACGGCGGCATTCGTGATTGACGCGGCGAAATCCTCGCACGCCTCGTTATCGGTCGCGTTGGCGTAGACGGCGGCGAAATCCTCGAACACGATTTGCAAAATGCCCGGGCTCGTCCACTTGATATCTTGCCGCGAGATATTCAAGTGACCGGCGAACGTGTCGGCGGTAACCGGCAGCTTGCCGATAAGCATTTTCTGTGACGCTGTGAGGTCCTTCTCCGCCGTTTGCTTGTCGACCGCGACGTGCTGCGTAATCACGGGTCGGTCAAACGTGCCAGCGGGCAACGCCTTGCGCACAATCGAATTGATAAACGGGCGCGCCGTATCAATGTCGTTGAGCACGGGCCCGAGCACGGGGCGAGGAACAATCCCCGGGTTATCGGCGAGAACCTGGTGCACGGTCGCCCGGTCGAGCTTCGCGATTGCCTCGGGGTCGCGCATCGTCATGGCCCGGTGAACGGTAATCGCGTAGTCGCCGACGCTCGGGAATTCCCGGGCAATGTCGTACGCCTCGGGCTCGGGCGTACCCGTGCGCGTCGCGCTCGGCGTCGCGGGAATCGAGCGCCGGAGCTCGGCGACCTTGCCCGCCTGCGCCTCTAGCCCGCTGTAATGCTCGATTGCCTTTGTGAGCTCGTCGGCGCGCGCCTTGTCGCGGTCGATTTGCTTTTGCTCGTCGTCGTTAACGTCGCGCTTTTCACCTGCGGCGCGGTCGAGCACGGCGGTTAGGCCGTTCTGGATTTCGTCGAATTGGGAGTTAAGCCTGTCGAGGTAGTCGCCCATTGTCCCGGGCCCTTTCACGCGGTCGGATAGTCCTCGACCGGGTATCGGCTTAGCTCGCCTGTCGACCGGGTGTCGGTTCTGCGACCGGGTGTCGGCTCGTCGGCGGCGCCGGGTCTCGGTTCCTCGTCGGCGACGCTACGCCCGAACCCGGGAAGGTGTCTAGGGCGCCCACAATCGCCCGCTAACGGCTTTTGAGCGTGTCGAGGTATCCGCGTAGCTCGTCGAGCCTCGGCGTGCCAGAGGGCGCGATAACGAGCTCGTGCTCGCGGGCCACCATGACGCCCGCGCCCGAGTACTGCGGTTGCGCGGTCGCGGCGACGTGCGACAACCCGCAAAGCTCGCGCACGGTTACCCGGCGCCCGGCGAAATCGACATTGGCCCGCGAGCGGTAAACCCGCGTCGAAACCGACCATCCGCGTAGCTCGCCCGCCCGAGCTTGCTCGGCTTGCGGGTGTGAGCGGTTAATGCGGAACGTGCACATAAGACCGGCGCGTTCCTCGCGTAGCCCGACGCAACGCCCCAGGTACCGGTCGCCCTCGTCGCCCGCGTGCCCGAGCATGAGGTTTACCCAAAGCCCGCCCTTAGCGGCGTCGCGGGAATAGGCGCCGTGCGCGAACGCCTCCCAATACGTCGAGGCGCCGCCGTCGTCGCTTACCTCGTGCGGCACGTCGTACGGAACCGCTAAGCCCTCGACGGTCCAACCGTCGCCGATGGTTTCGAGCGGCGCCGCCGCCCTCTCGATAATGAGCTCGCTCATTGCGGTACCTCGCTCGGCGTTAGGTCGGGCACGCCCGACGGCGTTTCGGATTCGTCGACGGATTGGTCGAGCGGCGCCCGGCCAATCATCGCCCGCGCCTCGTCGACAGTGAGCACGCCCGAGCCGACGAGCGACGATACGACGCTCGCGGTTTGCACGGCGTCGGCGCGCATGCGCCCGGCGTAATCCCATGCGACCGACGTACCGCGCGGCATGAGCCATTTGCTAAACGCCTCGGACAGCGGGTGTGCGTACCGGTCGACCGAATCGCGCACGAATTCGATATCGGCAGACTCGATATTTTGGTACGTCATGCTCGTACCGGGTAGCCCGAGCTTGTACGCGGGAATGCCGAGCATCATGCCGACGCTTTGCGCATTCCAGGTCCGCGACTCGACCAATTGCGATTGCTCGGCGTTGCTCACAATCGGCGTGAGCACATACCCGCTCGGCAGGACGACGGGCTCATGGTCGCTCGTCATGGTGCGCCATTTCGCCTTAAGCTCGTCGGCTTGCGTTTGCGTGAGCATCGTCGGCGATTGCAAAACGGCGGGCGGCAATGCGGCGCCCGCGAAATAGTTTCCCGAATGTGTCTCGGCGGCGAGCGCGCCGCCCAACCATTCGCCGTATTGCGCGAGCACGCCGCGCCCCAAAACCTCGCCCGACCGCGCGCCCGCCGATACGTGCAAGAGCTCGTCGGCGCCGAGCAAGCTGCCCGCGACCGTAAACGCGTACCGCCCGTTTTCGGGGTCGGTCAAAACCCATACGTCGTCGGCGGGCAACGGCACGAGCCAACCCGGGCGCAACGTGCGGTAATCGAGGTCGCCGTACAGGGCGAAATGGTTGCCGTACAAAATCAAATCCTCGGTCGCCGCCCATCGGTAATGCCAGGGCGTCGAGCTCGGGTCCGGGTCGAGCAAGACGGCGGGTTGGTCGGCAATCCGCAACGCGACCCCGGCCTCGGCATCCCAACGCATCGCGCGCCATTCCGTACCGGCAACGGCATTAGCGAGCAACGCGACGCCTCGCCCGAATGGGGGCAGGCTTAGCGCCGCGTGCTCGCCCGCCGGGGCGGGTCCGTCGGGGTAGGGGTCCCCCGTGAGAAAAGCCCAATCGGTCGAGCTCGACAGGCGACCGCGCCCGGCGTAATTGAGCCCGGCAATCATGCGGCGCCGAGCGGTCACGTCGCTACGCGTTGCCCGAGCAAGGCGCGTTGTGGTCGGCATAGCGAGCTCCCTAGTAGACGAAGAATGCGAGCGGTTCGGCGTTCGGCGTCGAGCTCTCGGCGACCGCCCACGCGACCGCGTGCAAGAGGTCGGCTCTCACGCCTCTGTGGGCTTGCGTTAAGCCGCCCGTCACGGTCGGCAAGAGCCCGACCGTCGTTAGCTGCCCGGCGAGCGCCGCGTCGCCGCTATGGGCGATTTTCCCTTGCCGAGCTAGCGACCTCAGCAACGGCAGAGCCGCGCCCGTCGCGCCCGCCGCGACCCGCTCGACACTCGCGCCCGGCAACCATTCCCGCGCCTCGGATTCGACGAGGGTCCGCCCCAACAAAACCCGGCAACCCTCGCGCTTGCCGACCGTGAAGCTCGCCCACGCGTACGCGTCGACGGCGCTATCGAAAGCGCCGCCCCAAATCAAAACCCGACCGTCGGCGAGCTCGACGCACGCGGCGGCGGCGGCGCGCAATCCGAGATAGTCGTCGACGGCGACGACGAGCGGCACGCCCTCGGGCGGCGCCGCGTACAGGTCCGCGAGATTCCCCCACGTGTCGCCGTCGATAAGCGGCTCGGGAACCGCCGAGCTCACGAGGCGGCGCCTCGGCCACACGTTGAGAAACTGCGCCCTAAAGCTCGCCTCGGGGTCGTCCTCGTCCGGGTCGATAGATTGCCCGGCGTTCACCCGGGCGAGCTTGTTCGCCAGCAAGCGCTCACGAGCGGGCGACCAATACGGCGACGCCGCCCGCCACGCGGAACGGTCGTCAATTGCCGCATCCCTCGGCGCCGACCATTCGACAATGAGGCTCGCCGTCGTCGTCGGGTTGGCGAGCCCGGTAAGCAACGCGGCACGGCGTACCGGTACCAACGCCGTGCAGCGACGATGCGCCGTCGAGAACAGCAGCAATTGACCCGACTCGATTTCCACGAGCGTCGGCTCTATTCCGTCCTCGACGACCGACGCCTCTACCGCCCACGCCTCGTCGAGTAACGCGAGCGTCGAGGTATACCCGTACACAGA